GCCTACCTCCTGACGCTCCGTTGTTCCAATTTTTAAAATTTAATGTAATTGTTTTCATAATTCTATTTCGCCTATAATTAGTGAGAGGGACTTTACTCTTTTGTCACAATTATAACCTATTTTTGTGACAGATGTGTCTTTTAAATTGATTAATAAACAAGACATATTATATGCAATTACATTCTTTAAGGGGTGTTTCGCCTGTATTATATTTATTTGCATATAGTTAGTTTGTAGTTGTTGGGATGTAGTAAAAAAAATATAAACGCTTAATTAATATTAGGTTATTTCTCCCAACAGCCACTCACTATTACTTCCTTACTCCTGTTGGTGATAAAGCTCCTGTCCTAGTCTTTGAAGTCAGTACATCTAACTCAAAGTGCAAATGATGTATAGCCTTTCTAATATCATCTATTGGAGTGTCGTGTTTTCTATTTGCTCTTAGTAGGTAAGTGACAGCTGTTCCGACATTATAACTTAGTTCAAAATTAGATATGACATCTTTTGCCATATATCCGTTCTTCCCTTTATAGTATTCAGGGATTGTATCATCTGTTTTTTCCATAGTATTTCTGTAGTTAATTGGTATTGGCATCTTCTATTTCATTTAATAATTGAGTAGGAGTATAGATCGGTAGGTCATCATTGTAATTTTTATATATACAAGTAAAGTTTTCTTTCTTTCCTTTTCTCCAAGTCCAAAGAGTTTTAGTAGCATTTTCAATTTGTTGCTTTAAAACCCACTTAATTGTTTTATAGTTTCTTGTCATTGTTTTGTTTTTTTAATTTAGGTTTAAAATGTTTTGTATAGTTTAATGGCTGTGCAAAACCGAACATCATTTTAAAAGTTCCCATTGTTTTCGGGCAGTACATTTTTACTTTAGTCATTGTATTTATTATATAGTTTTTTAATTCCATCAAAGCAAGTTGATATACAAGAACCACAATTAGTTCCTGTTCCATAATTTGAATTATAGATTGTATTGTAAATCTCAATCATTCGTTTTTTAGCTGCTTGATCCTTTGCCCTTCCTGTTTTTAAGTCTTTCCATAAGTCAAGTATTTCATCTATCATTTCTTGTGGCAAGTCATCAGGAGCTTCCATCTCAGTAGTCTTATCCCAAAATTTTTGTGGACAAGCCATAGGAGCAAGTCTTGCTTTCAACTTTACGAAACATAAACACCGTTTACATTGACCTAACGTCTTTGAATAATAAATACATTCCTTACAGATAGCTATTCTATCATTATAGACTTCATCAGGTACAAAAAATTTATTCATCTGTCAATTCTCTTTTAAGTATTGTTCTTACTTTGTCTATTGTAGTGAATAAGCTGTTACGACTTATTCCTGTTTTCTTTGCTAAAGAGTCTAATGTCTCTCCTGAGTAGTAAAGCTCAAAAACCTTGCGGTCATACCAATATAAATCGTTCAGAACTAAGTCGATACTATCTAGCTTTTCAAACTTTAAATTCTTAACAGCAGGTTCTTCTGCTATATTGTAAAGGTTCTTAGTAGGTATTACTTCCCCAGTTTCTATTACGTCATAAGTTACGTTGCTTGTAAAGCTATCAATATGAGTATAGTATTTCTTGTACTGATAATAAAAAGGACTTCTTGTACTTGTTAAAGCCCGTCTTAGAACTACTGCACCATAGCGAGTAATTCCATCTAAGCCATCTTTGTCATATATTTTTTTTAGTTGTTCGGGGTTCATTTGTAAAAAATAAAGCATACATTCCTGCACCGCGTCATCTACTTGTTCCTTATCTTTAGTAATACCATAACACATAGTCCTAAATTTCTCACTTAGCTTTGATATTTCAATATAAACTTTATTCACTTGGTTCTTCTAAGTTGTCTATCTTATCTACTGTATCAATTACTAATTCATTTAATACTGTCTTGTAAGCTCGTATTACAGCTCTGTTTTTATTTGTTTCAAGTCCTGCAAAAAACCCATTTGTTGCTACTGATGTATTAATAGGAATAATGACTAGCCAATCGTACCAATTATTTTCAGATCTCCCAGAGCCATAGGCATTATGATATTGAATTATTGTTTCTAGCACATCAAGATAATTATTGTATCTACTTTTTGAACTTACCTCTTTTGCAAACTCTTGACACATAATAAGATAGGCTTCAATTATATTTCTGTGTTCCTCGCTTGCGTAGATTGGCTTTGTCATACGCAAACTTAAAATAAAAGTTTACTCAATTCCTTTTTCTTTTTTTAACTTTTCAACAAGGTCTTTGTAATAACTGATTTTTTCTTCATAATCTATACGGCTAACTTTCATAATTGTTTTAGATAAAAATTGTAATTCTTCAGCTTTTCCCTCTCCATACTTTGCATCTAAGTTAATGGCAAATTTATATTGTTCTCCTGCTTTGAACATATTACAACCCACGCATTGTACTTGACAATTTTCTTCATCCCATCTTGTAGTTAAGTGTTTACGGCTTTGAAAGTGTCCATTCTGCATTCCTGATTTGTAATGACTGACCTTGTTGCACGTGAAACACTGTACTAACCCTTCTTCTGATTCTCTAAGCCTTATGTAAAGACTAAAGATAGTGTCTAGTTCTTTTTTTAGTTTACTAATTGTTTTCATATCCTAAGTCTTTACGCCATTTATCCTGATAAGTTCCTTTTCTTAAGTAGTATTTTTTTCCTCTGTATTTTGGTTCTTCTTCTTGTAGCTTTGCCCTTGCCCTTTTAATGCTTGGAGCTGAAGTAAATTTATTCTTAGAATATAACATTAAAAACTCTACAATTGGTGTTGCTTGAGTTATTCCTTCCATATGAGTAAGTTCTTCTGCCCATATATTAGAGCAAAGTCTATTGTCATTATCTCTTAAATCAGGGTACATCTTTAGCCAATACTTTACTTTTTCTTTTGTTTTCATATTATAGTTTTAAAATTCATCTTCCCATTTAGTATAGAATATAGCTTCTAAAATACAGACTAATATTGTTGTTAGCCATACTATTATTAGTATCTTCATTTTATATATTTTCTGAGCAATTAGGGCAGCGCCCTATTTCTTTTACTTCTTGGGTAATTTCATCACCGCAACAAGTGTATTCTGTTTCTCCTTTCATCTTATTTGTTTTAAGGGTTCTTGATACCAAAGGGTATTTCCTTTTGGCTTGTTTAATGTGTGGACTTCATAATAAGCATTATCGCACATTTCTTTCATTTTATAAGTCCATCTGTAAAAAGTTCGGATATTTAAAAATGGCTCGTCTTTGCCAAATCTCACTCCATAGTGGAAAGCATCTGCTACTTGATTAAAGCTCATATTTCCAAAACGCTTTTCCCTTATTAAGTCTTTAGCAAATATCTTACTAAGACTAGCTAATGTCTTTCCATCTGTATTATGACCTATTTCTACTTTAGTTGTATTTAGTAAATCATAAACTTTTTCTGTAAGTTCTTTTAAGTTCTCTTGTTTTAATGGCTTCATAAGTATTCTTTTCCTTTTAAATATTCATTAATTTGTGAATCTATTTTTGACATTGTTGGTTTTTTATACTGTCTTTTCTCCCAAGTGATAATGGCTTGTTTCCAATCCTTCATTTTATTTTTCCCTATCATCCATCCCTTAGATTCATAAAAAGCTATAAAGGCTTCAGCGTCTACATTATTCTTGCGTAATATACAATAATTTTCAACTTCCAAAATAGTGGGCTTATTAAAGTATTTATTTATTATTCTTATTTCTTTATTCTTATTAATAGTTGTTAAGTTTGTAGCTGACAAGTTGTTTAGTAACTGCATAACTTGTTGTTCATTTATTTTGAAGTATTGTTTAGCAGGAATGCCTTTGCGCTTAACTTCTATCAGTTGATGCTTTTTAAGCTCTTTAAGGCACTTTCTCTGCTGATATGCAGTTAGTGTAGTGTCTTTCTCTATATTAGCTTCAGTATTAAAAAACCACCCATCAGTCATTCCATTAGCTATAAAGTATTCTTCTTTACTAATTAGGTCAGCAAGTAGGACTGCTTCTTTCAATCCAACTTGCCTTGCCAATTCTTTATTTAATACTAGGAATGCTGAACTACTGAGCAAGTGTTTCATATAATCTTAATTGTAAAGTGATAATTTTTGAGGGCTAACTTAACATTTTCTAATTGATTATAGAAGTCAAAATAAGAAGTTTTTATTATACACTTGACTTGACCACTTGTTACTTCTAACAAAACATTAAATTCTAAAGCTTCCTTAACTCCATTTTTTAATAAGTAGCTTTTCATATAATCTTTATTTAAAAAAAACTCTTTAGTTCCGCCAATATCTTTATAGGCTTTGTAGACTTTGTTGTAGGTATCACGATAAACAGGACAGCTTCTATACAAAGGATTGTGCCTGAGTTCATAATGATAGATTAAACTTCTGTCCCTATTTAGACCTTTGCCTATTATTGTTCTATGTATATCTTCTTCAGTTCTAGCTATATAGCCTGTAACTGCCCTAGCTACTTGTAAAGGTCGCTTCCTGCTTTTTAAAGCAAGTGCGCCATCAGGCAACCCCAAAACTCTCGTAGTGAGGTTGCATAGGTTTTTAAAATTATCTTCTGCTGTCATTAGAAAGGAGATTCATCAGTTTCGCCAACAGTTTCCTGACCTAATTTAGCTATAAACCACCCGTCTATATTATGAAAGTATTTACCGTTGTACTCTCTTGAAGATAAGTTAATTGAAACACTAACTTCAGAACCGACTTCAATGTCCCTAATCTTTTTAATCTTATCGCCAAAGAAACTTATAGCTACTTCCTTGTTGTAGTCTGTTCCTGATTGCTCTACAAGGATAGATTGTTTTTCCCAAGTCTTACCTGTTTTTGAAACTCCTGTTTCTCTTTCTAATTTTGAAATTAGTTTACCTGTTATTTCCATTTTTTATTTAATTAATTGATTAATAATTCCTTCTTGACTTTTTGATAATATATAGTTAGGCAGCTTTTCTTTTACTGCTTCAGCCTTCCCATCTTCTAATGCTTTAAGCATAGCCTTAAACTTTACTTCATCTAGTTTTTCTTTCTTAGCAATAGGCTCATTTACTTTATTACTATCAGCGTCCTTAGTATCATCTAATAAAAATAGATTTCCTAAAGCGTATTTCTTAGCATAAGAACTGCTAGAGCCAAAGCTCTGAGCAATATCCATTCCTTTCCTTTCAGGGTTAATCCCTGCTTGTGCTTCTACAGACATATTGGTTTCTCCATCTGAAATAGATACTTTTGAGTTTAAGACTAAATAGCCTGCAATTTCTGAAGTTGATTCTGTAATAGTTAAATAACAGTTGTACTTCTTTAGTAATGGTTTTACAGCTTCTAGTATATCTTCAGCACTTCTGTACTTATACTTTCCAAAACCGTTAAACTGATTCTTTGGAGCTTTAAGCTCACTTTGGATAGCTATTAAATAGTCTATCTTTTCTTCTGTTTTCATATATTCTTTTTTTGTGCCTACTTAAAAGGGCTTCGGCTTTCCCTGTGTGCAAATATAAACAAATTTATTAACTTATTTTGTCTTGATATGTTTAACTAATTGTTCTTTTATATACTCTAAATGTTCTGTATCAATCCATTCTAGGAAGTTATAAGAGTCAAAACAGATTTGAAAGTCTTTGCCGTATTCATCCGTACCTCTTAAATAAAGTTCGTTTTCGTGAGCTTGGAATGTATTAATATCATTCATTCTTTTGTGTATCAATTCATTTTCTAACTCAGGCATTTGCATTAGTTGTTCTTCTAATTCTTTTTTTGTCATTATTTTAAATTAATTATTAAAGGTTTCTTGTTATTGTCCTCATACGCTTCTGCATATTCAGGGAGTAATTCTTCTGGATGGTCTAAGTTAATTTGCCACCCTTCTTCTTTAAGCATCTTAGTAAATAGATTGTAGCATTGTAATTCAGTTCCTATGACTTTGACATCAGGAGTATTTTTTAAGCTCCAATATTCACATAGTACTTTTGTATTGTCTAATGGTTCTTTTGACCAAGAATTATTTTGAGGTTCATTAAACCATTCTTGATATTCTGCGTCTTGTATATCCATCTTAAAACTTTTTTGACCAATCAATAGAGCTGTAGTACATTGTCTTTACGTGAATAAATAAATCTCTTACCTCTGTAAATTTTAATTCCTGCAATTCTTTTTTATTAAACTTGATTAGAGTAGGCAATAATTCAGGCTTGTTTTTTTGCACATCTAATAAGCTGATAATAGCTTCCTTCTTGTTAATTGCTTCTTTCATTTTAAATTCTGACATTTTCTTTTTTTGTTTTAATTAATATGAAGCAAAATTAAAAAGAATATTTGAATTAACAACTATATTAACACAATAATAAACAAAGTTATTAACAAATTAAGAGTTTAACTCTAGGAAAGACTTTAAGGCTTGTGTAGTATATAGGGGTCAAAAAAGAAAGAAAGTGCCTTAGAGGGCTGAGGGGGGGGTGCTATAAAGGCATTAATAGGTTTATAGGTAGAGTTCCGTTATTCAAAACGACACTACAGCCGATTGATTGTTTCTTAAAGTTCTTGGCGTATGCTGCTGCGTAGGTAGTACAGTCCACTCCACATCCGACCTGCATTCCAAAGACTCTGTACTTCTTTCCACAGAACCATTGTACATAGGCTAATGTATGAGTATGACCGCAAACGCTTGACATCAGGTTGTTTTTTGACTTAGCGGCTGCCTGTCCGCCTTCCCCGTGTTCGTAAAGCACATTATCATAAGAGATAGACTCTACCCAATTCCAATTAGGAGTTTTTAAGACTTCATTGTAAGACCTTATCCACGCTTTAGGAATGCCGCCTGAGAATGATTTTCTAGCAGCCATCCTGTCGTGATTGCCAATACAAATATCAGCATCAGGGAAAGCATTGTACCATTCAGAAACTTTTTTGATAGTCTTTTCAAGTTCTAACCCTGCTGACATTCCGTCTGGGTCTGGCTCGTGATAGCTAAACGCGTGATTATCAAGGATGTCGCCAATAAATATAACCTGATTGCAGTTAAAGGTTTCGTACTGTTCTAAACACCAATCAAGATAGCCGTCTAAACAGAAGGGTTCGTGCAAATCTCCAATGACTAAAATGTTCCTAGTTTCAGTTTCTCGCAATTTCTGTAAAGCAGCTACCTCGTGGGGTTTTAATCTGTATCTATTACTTTCCACTATCCGCAATTCCCTGTCCTATAACTAAAGTAAGGGCTGCATAAAATAGGTTTGTTGCTGTTGCTTCATCTACTCCTAAATAAGTTACTAGAATAGGAATAATAATACTACCGATTGCATACCAAAATTTCTTAGATTTTAGCATCTGACTGATTAACCACTTTTTCATTTTATTTATTTTTGATTATTAAATTAATATTTGTTCCGCCTAAATTAAGTATTTCCTTCATCAACAACTCCATAGCAAGTCGTGAGTTTTTAACAAAGTCCTGTTCAGTTCCAATTCCCACCAATACGCAACCTCTAGTATCTGAGCTTTTATTTCCGATATGCACTAAGATAAAATCTCTATTAGGTACATCTTCAACTAACAAGTGTAAATAATCTCTTGTTGCTGATTCTCTTGCTGTTCTTAATCTTACTTTATACTGACCTTCAGGGATGCAAGATACACTTCTTTGATTGTCTAAATAAGGTAACTCTAAAGTATCGCAAAGCCATTCTCCATTTAAGTACAGATTACCGATAGTTGAAACTTCAGTAAAAGTTTCTCGTATGATAAGCAGATTAACGCCCTTGACCTCTGTATTTTTGCTTGTAAGCATTTTGATTTTTTGAAGCATTTTTAGAATGAACTCCTTTACGCTTTTTACTATTTGACTTAACAGTTTCAATTATCTTATTTTTTGCCATTTCTTCTTTTCTTTTGAAAGTACCACTTGTCGGCTGTGTATGCAATAGACACTACTAACAAGATTATCTTTAAGACTACTTCAATGTTACTGAAAGTCGTTACGCTTAATATTGTCGTGTTTAACAGGACTACATCCCCTGCTTCCTTTGCTAGTTGTTTTAGTGCCATTTTTTAAATATGATTTTAATTTAGTTTTGTTTTTCTCTTTTACTCTATAAGTCTTTTTCATTAACTACCTGCATTTAAAAAATTCCTTAATGTTAACTTGCTGCCCTGTTGGTTAGGTCTTTCAAGATTCATATTGGAGTAAAACGAGTTGCGATCTGGGTTTACGTCTGCGCCTGTGTTGGTCGTGTACTCAGGAAAACTAGCTGTATTGTTTCTTATATAGTCTATCATTCGTTCCATATAGTACTCAGCAGTATTCAAAACCTCATTTCTAAGGTGTTGAGCTTCTTCCGTTGATAAGGCATTTCCCGTTTCTGAAGTCTTCGAAAATATATTCCCGTTCTCAATTTTGAAGCGTAAAAAAGGGAGTGCCATATATAGAGCGTAACTCGGCAAAAGTTCTGCTATGTAATCATTTAATAAAGTTGCATAAGCTGCATTGGCAGGAACGCTATTTACTGTTCCTGCTATAATTAAAGATTTTAGCTTCTCGTTTAGGTCTGTGCCTAACTTCGTTTCACAATACAATTTTTGCGCCTGTTTAATATACGGTAGCAAAAGCTCTGGGTCTACATTAAGACCGATTGTCGTGGAATCTTTTAAGCGTTCCTCACTTATAAATAAAACGTAAGCCATAATTTAATTGTAATATCCGTTATTTTTCATTTTTCTTGGTGGTATTGCTACTAGCCTGTCATTCTTTTTAGCGGTAAACCCTTCTGACTTTGCCTTAGTGTACCCTATTGCTTCAGCATCTTCTATTTTAGTAGTCCTAGATTCCCCTATTACAGTCTTGAAAATTCTACGACTCCAAAAATGAAAACATTGAGGACCGCCTTTGTATAAAAACAAATTGTAATTTGCACCATTATGTCCGAAACCAGGATTAACACTATTACTTTTTGTTCTTATAATATCTTCTTTTCTGTAAAGTTTTTTAGCTGACTCCATTTTCTTGCAAAAGTCCCTGCTAGTTCCTGACTTGTTAGTTAAGAAATTGTCATTAGAATAAACATACCTTACCCTAAAATAATCATAAGTTTTTTTAGAGATACCATCTTGTTCTGACTTACGGCTTGGAATTGCTCTAGGAGTTGAAGCTAGTTCTAGTTTCTCTGATGCTATTTCGTTAAGCGTTTCTTCAAAGTTAAAGTCTTGGTGCTCGCCATCTACTTCTTCTTCTTCTACCAATTCCCATTCGTCTGACATATCTTCTCCACACTCGTCTATAAACGCGTCTAAGGCAGTATATTCCGTCATCTTAGTAAAGTCCTCATTAACTACTACATCTTCCTTTAGAGGCGCTAATCCGAGTTCCTCGCGTATTTCGTCCTGTGTCATTACAGCCGCTAAGTCTTGATTTGTGAATCTTGTTGTTATTGGTTTAAGCTGCTCAAATCTTACAGGCATATCCATATTATTAACTGTAAAGATTTTTTTAAGGACTTTTAAAATATGCTGTTGAAATGGTTTTACTACCGTATTGCTATAAAAATTCGCTGCCGAGTTCAGTTCGTCTGCGTTATTTCCCAATCCACTATCGCTCTTAATTCCCATTAAAATTGGACTCGTTACTCGGTGTCCTGTTAAAATGTTTTGAACCAAAAGCTCTTGGAGTGCGAGGTACTGTTTATCGAGGTCTGAAGGACTTATTGCTGTAATCTCAGGAGTTCTTGTCTTATCGTCTGAAAACGTCAATATGAACTTCCCTGCGTTGTCAGCTCCTGTGAATTTAGCCGCTAAACTTTGTTCTATTTGAAAACGTTCTTCTTGTGTCGGAACTCCATTCGCGAAGGATATTAGGAAACTCCCAGAAAAGCCTGCCGAGATATTGTTAAGATGGAACTCAGCCACCCGTTGATCTACTAAAGCCCAATTATTTGCAGCAACGTAATCTGGTGTATGATAAGCGTTCATATTAGGACTGTAAAGCCCTGTATATAAAATCTGATTAGGCGAGGTTCTGTCATTAGTATTAAAAGCAGGCACTCTATAAGGTTTGTTCTTTCTAGTATCTGACCAATCTGCTGAAACATAATATCCTTCAATTTTTCCTAATTCGTTTGGTTTTTCTGCTCTAATTTTGTCTACTCCGATATGATAGATCTCCGATATTCTAGTCCTGTCTTGCGACCATACTATGTTAAGAGCAAAAGCTCCTTGTAGCTTAAAGTCAAAAGATATTTTTTTAATGACTTCCTGTAATGTTTCATTACTATTAGCTGAATTGAAAAACTTTTTTAATTTCACAACTGCTTCTAAATCTCTTTCTTCTTCATCTTCTATGACTATATCCTCTCCTGCTATCATCTCTGCCGTTGCGTTAATAATAGCCGCTTGGGTTGAGCTGTTATAATAAAGGTCAATTAAGAACTGAGGGTAGAGATTCGCCCAATCTTCTGTGCCGTAATCTACCCAATGTTTTGAACGCGATTCTGATACGACTGGAGCTGTTGTTGTGCTTAAATTTATGCTTAGTATATTTTCCATTATTGTCCGTAATATATGTAATTAGTTTGTTCTATTGTTGCTGTAATAGTTGCAGCAGTAGTAAACCCGCCACCTGTTAAAGTTACTATTGGGATAGCTTCATAACCACTACCTGCATAGGTGATTGTTACAGTATTAACTACACCCCCACCATCTATAGTACAGGTCGCTGTAGCTTGTATTCCCCCTGTCGTTGCAGGAGCTGCTATTGTAACTGTCGGTGCTACTCCATACCCTGTACCACCGAAAGCGATACTTAAAGTCATTACTCTTTTTGCACTTTGAATGTATTGTACTTCCTCGCTTCCGTCCTTTTCTGCTAAATACAATTTTCCAATAGCCACAAGCCCTTCTACTACTCCATTATTATTATGTACAGGCAATATATCTGTTTCCGTTGACGGGGCAGTTGCCTTTCCTAAAGCTACTGTACCAATCCAACTGACTTCATAGACTTCATATTTGTAATAGCCCGCAGGTTTTAAATTTATTTTCCCCGTATATCTGTTAGTAGCTAAATTGTAAGCAAAAGCCATAGAAGTATATCTATCATAAATATTTGACAATGAAGGATAAGCATAAAAAACAGCTCCATCTAAGTCATTCGTGAATTTCACTAAATGTCTTACCTGAGCTGAACTTGTTAAAGCTATTCTGTTCGCTTTAGTTTCTATAAAGGCATCAAAATTGGTTTCTCGTATTGCTTGTATCATCTAATATATAATAGAAAAAGCCTTTATTTATTTGCTTATCAAGAAATTTGAGTAAAAATAGACAAAATTATAATTTAACATAATATTTTTTAAAATGTTGCTCCTACTCTAGTGTTTTAAACTTATATGTTTTTTAATAGTCATATAGCTAAAAGCACTTTAAGTAGCTTAGATACGCTTAAAACATATAATTAAGGCTAAAAGAAAAGAGCAGCTAAAAGCTGCCCTAATCAAAGAATATATGAAAACTACTAATTAAGAAACAACTATTGTACCCATTGTAAACGCTGCATTATCGAATGGCGCTGTCGTGTAATCTGCGACCATTGGGAAAGGATCAGCTTCGAAGCCGTCAAAGTTTAGAGTGTATCCGTTTCTGTCCGCAAAAGCAGTCCCAGAATCAGCCGTACCTGCATTCAACTGCATAGCATTTGTAACTCCTAAAGCTACAATAACATCGTGTCCGTTTGCTAATTGTTCGTTTAATTGACAAAAAATGATAAGTTGCGTCTGTCCTAATAATTTTATTTCGTTTTGATCCTCTTTGGATAGACGGTTCAGTACCATAGAAACAGTAGGTTGGTAGCTGATAGTGCCGTTTTCAGTACTTCCCGTTATAGTTTCCATTGCCTGAGAACTTCCTCTAGGCGGAGTATATCTATAAAGAGTATTTGCTGCCATCTCAATATCTGTAACTTCTGAAGCTACTACAAGAGGTAGCGGAGAAAATTGGTCATAGACACCGAAATATATGTATTTCACGCCTCCAGAACTCCTGTCGCACGATAATCCGCGTCCTTTAGTTAATGCTATACAAGCCATATTTTTTTATGTTTTAAGTTAAGGGAGTGCTTTTACGCACTCCCGTTTTTTTATTATTATGATACAAGTACAATATCAGATCCTACTCCTGTCTGAGTTCCTGCGCTATAACGAGCAACCATTCTCATATTGTCACTTCCGTCTAAAGTACTCATATCCAGCAAGTTAATACGCGTTTGGTCACTTAAAAGGTCAGTTCCGAAAAACATATTTGACTTTTCAGCAACTACGATTGCTGCATTTTGTAATCCATTAACAACTGCTACTTTTACTCCACTAAATAATGGTACATAATCTCCTTGCATATTATAAGCATTTAAGTAACCTAATGCTGAAATAGCTTGGATGTATAATTGGTAGTTCTTTTGATTAACATAGATATGTAAGTCCTCTTTCCCAATAACTGCTGAAGGTACTGCATCAAGTGCTACTTGCATATCAGCTATAATAGTTCCAACTACAGGAGCCACACCTGCACCACCTGTTAAGACTGCTTGAACAACTGTTGCGTCATTACCTGCTCTTAGCCATCCTGCTGCACCTGCTCCTGTGAAGCCGATAAAGTCGCCACCTGCATTTGCTACTCCTGCCCAGATAGAATTTTCAGTTGCTTGTCCGATAATATCCCCCATATAAGAAATAACGTAATCGTCAAAACTTGCAGGTGGTGGAGCGCCTGCTCCTGCTCTCATTTGTAACGCTTCCCAAGAATCTAGTAAAGTCGCTTTACATAAATCTAAGTTAATTTGTAGATTCGCAGGTTCTAAAACCTTTTCTGTGAGGGCAAGTGTTCCTGCTCCTGTAAAGTCGCACGTTGCGGCTGCGATAGGAGTAACTGTCGCATCCATTTTTTGTATGTTACTTTTAAATTTCACGTTTTCTATTGCTGTTAAATAGTCAAGTGATACTGCTTGTTTAAGTGCTGCGCTGATGTAAAAACCAGCGGCTTTTCCAGCGAAGTTTGATGTCGTAGTAAACGCCATAGTAATTTATTTTTTTTAGTTAATTATATAAGTTATGTAAAAACTTCTCGTTCTTACTCATTTTGCTATATTGTAATTTAGTTGCAGGTTTTCTATCTGAGCTAAATTTATTTGTATTTAAAGGAGCTTCAGCAGGTGCTTCTGCTAATTCCGTTTTAAGTTTTTCATTTTCTGCTTTTAATTCTTCAATAGAAAATTCTTTCACTTCTTTAGTTGTTATAGTTTTAGGATTAGTTGATGGAGTTTCTTCAGCCATTTCTTCTGACTCATCATCACCACCTACTTTAGCTTCCTTCAGTTTACTGACCGCTATTTCGAGGTTCTCAATTCTTTTTTCCATTCCCTGCCAATCAGCTACGTCTGCTTCTTCAGCAGCCTCAACTTCTTCAGAAGCTTCTTCTTTTTCCTCAGTTTCACTTTCCATTACTTCAGCGACTACCCCTTCTTCTTCAATTCTGAATGTTAAGCCATCCTCTGTCTTGTACGTTCCAATCGGTAAAGGTATCGTAGTTCCGTCCTCTGTGAGAACTGAAGCATCAACTCCTGATTCTAAAGTTTCTGCCGTAGATACAACAATAGTGCCGTCCTCTAGCTTTGACTGCCAAGCCATCATCACTTCTTCTTTATTAAGTCCAAGTGCTACTAATATTTGCTTTTTTAAATCCATAGTTTCTTTTAATAGTTGTTATATAATATAATAGAATAGTTATTTATTTATTTGATTTTTAGATTAATCTTCAATACCATAAACAATAGATGAAGCTTTTTCTAATTGACTTGCTGCATTTCTTGTGCTATTTTCATAAGCACTTGCATTTGTTACTAAAGCAGCTACTTCACTTGGTAAATCAACTCCTAATTCTTTTGCTTGTTTTTTTACCTTATCCCAATCACCTTCTAAATCTTTAAATGTTTTATTAAGTTTACTAGCTTCACTTTCTGCTTTGTCTATTATTTGTCCTGCTTTTCTCGCTGAAGCATTAATACTATTAAACGTATCTATTGCTTTCTTTGTTTTCTTTGTTAAATCATCAACTAAACCCAACTCAACCTTTTCTGCTTTTAGTTCAGTTTTGTTTCTTATTATTTCATTTAAAGCTGAAAGTATTTCGTAATCAGTTGGAGTTGTTTCTGACATCTTTTCCATCTTGTCGGTAAAGTAACCCTCAATGGAAAGTCCTTTAAGTTCTCCTGATTTTATCTTACTCCAAAGCTCGTCATTTTCAATTTTCATTTTTACCATCCAAGTTCCTTTTGGTAAACTGAAGCCGTACAAAGTAGATTTGTCAGTTTTAGTATCTTCTATAATCCAAGACTCAACTGTCAGGACTCCTGATACTCTTTCTGAATGTTCCTGAGTAGCTTTGTGATGATTGTTATTTTTTAAATAAAGTTCTGACGCTTTTCTTACGGTGTCTTTTGAAAAGTAAACATAGTATTCAGAATCGGTATTCGGGTCATACCTAAAGATTTGCTTGTCAGGAATTAAAGCAGGACTAACCAACATTCTCTTTTCTTCATCTACTTTAGCTAAAGTCAAGTTATTTTTCTCTTTCCCAAAGAACACCCAATTTTCTTCTATCGCAGGTGCTGATACAAGACTAATAGCGTCAATCGCCAACTCTTGTGAGTCTTCATCTATTACTAATTCTACTATTTTAGTTGTATTCATATTATAATAATGAAATTAATTTAGCTAATACTTTAGATGCTTCACCTGTTGGTATTTTAACTCCTAAATCTTTTGCAGCTTTTTCTAAAGCATCTAATTTCTTTTGTAAATTAGTTCTTACTTTAGTTGCCTGTCCTTTATTTTTGTCTAATCTTTTTTCTAGGTCATCTATACTTTTTCTATATCCTTCTAATGACTTTATCGCTTCATTAGCTTCCCTTTCGGTTGTATCTTCTTTATCTTCTGCACTTTCCATTTTATTTCTAAGGTCGTAATATTTTTCCTCAGCTTTTACATAGGCAACATTTCTCTTTTCTACTAATCTCATATCTTTTAGCTCACTCTTTTCATAATCTTTAATACCTTCAATATCTCTATTTAAGTCAGGGATTAAATCTTTGGCTTGTTGAGTAAGTTTCTCAACATCATCAGCTAAACCTAATTCTACTCTATGTACTGAACTTAAATTAAATTCTTTTAATTCTTTTTCGTATTCGTCATACGTCTTTTTCCCTAGTGGTGTTGGTTGCATTTTATTATATTTATGGTTAGCTGATTCGCAGGCATCAAGAGTGTCGTATTCACATTCTCCTGTTTCACCCCATTTATAGTTTCCTTCTTCACATTTAGTACACGGCATAATTTAGTCTTTGGTATATAATAGAAATTAAATTAGTTTATTTGATTTTAGATTGTAGCTCTTCTTCTAATAATAGCTAGTTTGTTTTGATTATTTGTTATGTCATCCGAAACTACATAAGCCTGCATAGGCTCTGGGGCTTGCCCGCCTTCTAATTGAAATGCTCCTGACATCATCTGTGGAGCAGGAATGCTTGTATCTGTATCAGGAACAGTAGTCCCAACAGGCGAGCCTGAAGCAATTTTAGCGACATTTGCAGCAGCGAATACTCCTGCTATTGCTGCCATTGTTACAGGATATGCACCAAAAGTACCTGCCGTTGCTCCTATATTTGCGTTGGCTGAAGTAAAGGCATTTTGAACACCTTGAATACCTGACATTGTAGCTTGTGCGATTGCTGCCGCCTTTGCTATTGCTGTGCCTTCTCCTGCTGCGTCTTTTATTATTTCAAGTCCTTGATTAGCCATACCAATCTCCATAGCTAATTTAGCATCTGCTAATGTTTTTTCATCTGCAATTTCTTTATCAATTATTGTTGTTTTAGCTTTAGCAGCGTCTTTTATTATTTTCTGTCTTTCTATTTCGTATTGCTTAGTTATTTCAACACTTTTTACTCCTGCTTTACGTGCCATATCTAACTTTAACAGATAAGCTGCGTCTAGTTCTGCTAATTCTCTTTCAGTACCTCTAATTCCTTCTAAAAAAGATTGACTCTTAGCTTCCCTTAATTCATTTTCTAGCCCTATCTGATTTGTTTTTTGCTCAGATAGTTGTCCGTTAATAGCTTCTTGTAAAGAGAGCATTTCTACTTCTGCATTTCCTAGTGCTATAAAATTTTCCTCACTAGCGTTAATATTATACTGTGCTTGTAAATAATCAATTTGAGTTTGTACTGAAGCCTTTTGGAGTTTCTGTTGCTTTTCTAATACCTTACTTAATTCTTCATTGGCAGCGATTCTTTCTTCAAAAGTTAGATTAACATTATCCCTTATTTGTCTTTGATCTTCTGCTTCTTTTAAATACTGAGCATTTAATTTAGCAAATTGAACGGCTGCTCTACCTGCGGCTTTCTCTGCGTCTTTAAGTGCTGTTGCTTGTTCAACTGTTGCTTTAGCATACTTCTTGATTGCGTCTACTCCTTCAGTAAAAGTTTCTTTTAGTTTATCAACACTATCATCAACTCCTGTATAAACATCCACCATCTCTTTCCCTGCTTCTTTAACTGCATCCCAAGCATTACCAAATTCTCCATCCATTAATTCCTTTAGTGCTTTCCCTAAGAACCCAAATACGTCTAACAAACTCATAAATCGTTCTATAAGGTTTTCTTTAATAGCAGTTCCAAAATCTATTAGACTTTGTTTTGGATCTTCAAAAATCTCTTTGAACCAATCTATTACACTTCCGACATTATTTTCTAAGAATTTAAACAGGTCATTGAACGCTATGCTTAAAGTATTCATAGCAATACTGAAGAAGTCTACTACCTTCTGATTTTTACCTAGCACTTCTTTAAAGACTTCAAACGCTTTATTTAAAAGCCATATAATACCTGCTGCTTTCATTAATCCTTTAAAGCCACCCTCTATTTTTTGTAGCCCTTTCTTTCCTTTTTTCCCCGCATCATCTAGTCCATCCCCTAAGTCTTTTGTTTCTTTTACAGCACTTTCTATACTTTTCCCAAGTTTATCTGTGTCGGTAGTTGCCGCCTTTATATTTGATTTTACTTCTAAGTTTAATATTTCTGTTGCCATTGTTTTGTTTTTATGTAAGAACTACCCCTGTTTTAATTTGAGTCATTCTAATTGTAGTAGTCCACATTAAATCTCTGTTATTTGCTCCTTTTACTTGTTGAATAAGATTAGTCCCCGAAACGCCTATGTCTGATATCCAACCTGTTGTAGTCCCTACATTTGCTATCACATTTCTTGTCTTGTCTATGCTTAGAGTTCCGTTTTTATTAATAGCAGCACCAATTTCTACAATAGCCTTAAAGTCGCCTAGATTTCCCCCACCTGAGCCACCTACTCTGACGGCTACAGTTTCAGTATGAAAAGCAATAATGGTATTATCTGGAATTTCAAAATAACTATCTACTGTATTATTTAAGTAACTATTTACTGTGCTGTTGTCATCAGTTGTTGTTCCGTACATTACAGTAATTGTCTGTCTTTCACCTAAAGCATCTGCTGCTGCGTTACCCCCTAAGACAATAGAGTTAGTTGCCGTAGCTTCTCCAAAAGTGCCTGTAAGACTAACGTTATCCACTCCATTTGCTATTTCATTATTTATCCCATTAATAAAACAGTTATTATTAAACCCCTTAGTTGTGTTTTGTGTTCCGTTTATTTGAATAGTATTAGACCCGAATTGGTTTGTATTTCCTGAACCGTTATTCTTATTATTAATATTAGCTAGGTTTCTGTCTAAGTTTGTGTTCAATCTAAAAGCCATACAAGTTCCTGACGCTTGGTCATAAGTATGCCCATAGGCTTCACAAGTTACTTGATTAACACTTAAATTTGTTTCTCTACCATCCGTAAAAACTACCTGCCCTAATGCTGAAATTTGATAGGGTTTTACTGTATATCCTGTTAAATATTCCATTATGTTATTAGTATAAATTCAACTGTTGCTAAGTCATTAGGCTTGTAGTCTATTTTGTTCACTCTAAAACTTCTGTTTTTAATAAAAACTACATCATAGAACTTGAAATTCGCTACATCTGTAGGGCTTAAATTTACTTTCAAAGTCATAGTCCTAGTATTAGCGTTGTAAAGCTCACAAAAGTAAGGCTGCCAATAAAGACTAAACAAATTGTCTGTGGGAGAGGTAGTCGGCAAAGGAAATAATAACTGTTGCGCTCCGAACACAAAGTCACTAGACGTTGTTGTTGTAGGTATATCTGACAAATGGCTAAACTGTAAAAATTCATCTTCAAAAGGTACATTACAAGATGCAGGACAATTCTGAGATGGTACGCTATATGTACAACTTGCCAAAGTTTTAACACCATTGTCATAGAATATTCTAGGTGAATTATCAAACCCATCACAAGAACCATCCTCTGACTTAGCATATATAGCAGGCACGATAAAGTCAGTATACTGTGTCATTAAAGGTTTTGAAACAGTAGCAGCAAATGGTTCTGCTATTATCTCTTCAACTCCGTCTAAGATTGTAAAGCCGTCAGCATTCCATATTAAACTTCCGTATAAATGCCCGCTTGTACTGTTTTTATAGTTACTAAATACATAATCATCATCATCTTCTACAAACTTAAAGACTGTTGATTTGTTTAAGTCTGTCAAGGGTTTTAATTCCATTTCTGAAACATCTACCTTTTCCGTCCAATCGTGCTGAATGCTTCTAGCGGCTAGAGTTAAATTTCCTGTATTACCGCTATTTGTGTTATTTATAAATATATCTGAATAAGGCTCTATTAAGATATTGTTAGGGTCTGTTTCATCTACTAAAGAAACTAAATTAAACATAGTCATAATGCCTTTTAAAAAGTCCCATTGTCCTAGCTCACCTCTAAGAGTTTGCAAAAGCGTTCCTGTTGTAAATACAGAAGAACTTACATTAGCACTTAGTAGGCCAGTTTCTTGCTGATTCTGTTTTACGATTTGAAACCCGTTAGCCTTAAATCTTGGGTACAGAATATCGCCTGTATTTAATGGAGGTGGCCACGCATTTATCCCAAAGTGATGATATAGAGAATCGCTTGCAGTTCTAGTCCAATCGTCAGAAGCGTGTACAGTTTCTATCCCTGTCGCTACATCAACTGAAACCCATTCTACCCAGACAGTCCCGACAGTCCCTATAGTAAAGTTTATCTCTATGCTTGTTGCTATAGCGTGAGTTGTATTATCTTGAACTACTGTAAACACCCCTGTACTCTCGTCATAGCCTGATTCGGTACTCCAATCCCAAGCAGGGCTGAAGTCGTGAGGAAACAATAAAGTAGTCCAAGTTCCATTTCCCGCCCAATTATTAGCATCTCCTTCCGCTGTCGTACTGTAGCCTGCTGTCTCAAAGCTAACAGGAGAATTTCCCGCACCCCAATTAAAGTCCATATACAGTTTCCCAAAGTCTACACTATCAAAAAAAGTAGAAGTCCAATTAAAACCAGAAGCTGCAAATATTTTATTAATTAAATACTTTAATTTAATGCAAGGTCTAAAGGCACTTTCTAAAGTAGTCATAACAGGGTTGCCACTTGCGTCAGGGTAGAACTGATGATTCCAGTCTATAAAGGGGTATTTGAGAACACCTGTAACTGAAGCACCCCCTGTTCCTGCAAAACTTCCGACAGGTAAAGGGTTAATCAATCCTAAAATTCCCTGCCAACTTTCCCTAATATTTGAAAAGGTGTAGTTATGTTCTAATTCTGCAAAGTCTAATTCTGCAAAGGTCTTATCTTTTAAGATGTCAGCTAAAGCTAAAACATCTGAGTATAAATTTACATTGTAGCTAATTTCGCCATCTTGATCTTTAACGTCTATCAGTCTTAAATAGCCTTCAAATAAAATAAAGCCGTCTTCCTTTAATACGCATTGAGTTTTTCGGTAGGGGTTGAATATAATACCTCTATCGCTATCTACCCTTGTGACCTCGAACATATTATTAAATATCTGATTGTTCCTTTTTGTTGCAGGTAGATTAAAGTCTTTAGAGTACGACTTGACTTGTTCCGCTACATTTTTAAAGTCGTCTATACTTAGACTTAATGGTATATCTTCCTCTTGGTATAAATCGCAAATAACTTGTCCGTCATTTAAGTCTGTGTAAATTAAGTTAGGGGTGTCGGCAGGAGAACCTTTGATTGATATATCTACAACTTCAACTGCTGCTGTTGTGCTTGAATAATCTAGCAAGAAAGTTAAGTTTGTAGATTGAGCCGTAAAGGTTGCGCCTATTTGTGATACATTAGAACTGAATTGCTGAGTATATTGAATAACAGTACCAGAATAAAACTCAATCGTTAAAAGCCCAACAACAGGAGTGCTAATGTTAATTATGACATCATACATAGCTCCTACTGTCAATCCTGATAGCTGCTGATATATCCCCGTATGACCTTCTGTAGCATTATACAAGAAAATTACATTGCCCCCTGCAACTGTTGGTAGAGGTACAATTCCCCAAGGTGCGCCTGTTGTTGTATATCTATACCAATTCCCTAAAGCAGCAGCAGGACTGTTAAGGATAGCACTTTCAGAAGGATAATTGTCTGTTGTGTCATAGCTAGTAGTACTATTAAGTCCTGTAAAATTAATGCCATTAACTATAAATTCATCAGGAGATGGAGTGCTAGTAAAATTGTATTGCCCTTTATAGTTCTGCGGATATAATATTAATTGAGTACTCATTATACAGACTGTGTTCTTTTCATTTTACTTTTCTCAATCTCAAAAGTATATTGCATTAATCTATCATTTGCTATTGTCTTTCTTATATAGCTTGAAGTTGTAACAGTTGCAGGCTCTACGTAATTGTTTAAAGACGAGAAATTGCCATCAGTTTGGAAACCCTCTAATACGTAGACCTCTGGACTGTTTATTAATTGCTCAAACCACACCCCATCAGCTTCAGTAACAAAGTCTGTATTTAGCTTAATCTTTTCAGTTGAATTTACCCTAAAGTTTTTCTTACCCCCCTTATAGCCTGCTATTTTAAAGGCTCTCTCATTCCAAGTTCCGCCTAGCTGAGTGTAAGAAGTTCTGTTAGTTGTTACCGACCTAGTGGACTTCATATTAAAAGTATAGTAATCCCAAGTTCCCCACTTGTTAAGCCAAGTAAGTCTTACTCCTTCATATCCTTTTAAATTAGGGCATTGAATATTGATTGTATAAGGCTTGCTCCAAATTTCTCCCACTCCTGAGCCTACAGCTTGTACTGTGTAATACGATAATCCATTAGTTACAGCAGTAGCGAAAGTGCTTGACCAATTTTTTAAGTTAGCAGGAAATGCTCCGAAATAATTTAATCTCGTATTTGAAAGCGGACCTTGCGATGTAGCTCCCCCATTAGCTGTAACCCATTGTACTACTTCCCCCCCTAAACTTCCGCCTGCACTATCTCTATAGTTAATGTTAAAGCCATAAAAAGGAAAGTCTGGTTGATAAGCTATATGTAAAAATGATAAAGTGCCATAATCTTCAAGTCTAGCGTATTGAGTGTCAGGTGCTGTAGTAAGAAGATGTCTACTCGGCCCATCTAAATAATACTTGTTAATATTAAACCCGTAGTCATTCTGGTACACATCTAGCACCTCGTCATATTGTATAACTCCATTGAACATTTTATAGCTATCAGAAGAAGTAGGGTCTAGGGTTGTAAAGTCTATGACCGCTCCTGTTGCTGTTTCTGAATATTCTATAAAGAAATTAATAGCAAACCGCTGCATACTATTTTTGCTTATTGCAAACTTATCCACTAAATGAATGGGAAACATCGTGTCCTGCGCTTTTACTCCCTTATACTCCGAATCTGAACTTGTAACAATATTCGTTTGAGGTTCGTGGTCGGGTTTTACAAATGTTTCTAAAATAGGTCTTAAATCAAATATCCCTACCCCTGCATTATTAGGTGTTGTCTTGAATGTTCCTATTAAAGCGTTATTATTGCTCGGATTGATAGGGAAGTTGCTGACGTGAACCTGAGCTACATATTTTACCTTATATTTAAGTGCTACTATAGTAGGGTCTGAAACTGCAAAAATTATCTGTTGCCCTATTGGTAGTGTATCGTAGAACGGCTGTTGTGTTATTAATAATGCCATAATTTTATTTTACTTGTATTTGCGATATGCTATCTGTAATATCTGTTGTAATTGCTCCTAATAATTCTTTGCCAAACTCTTTCATTCCAAGCCTTAAAGGTTTCTGAAAAAAACTAAGACTTTTTATTCCATCTCTTTTTATTTTTCTGCTTATTAAGTAAGCAAACCCTGAAACAAATTGTCCTGTCTTTTTTGATCTTCCCGTTCCTAGACCTTTTGGCTTAATACCTTTTCTTTTTATCCATTTAGATAAAATGTCAATAGGCGGTCCTTTTGTAGTGTAACTGTAAGGGCTTGTTTCCAGTTGGTTCTTTTGATTTTTAAAGGATTGTTTCTTTTTATTTCCTGACACCCCTTTGTCTAAATACTCTCCATATTCATCCATATAGAATTTAACAACAAACCCTTTGCCATCACGCTTTACTTCAAACCTAATAGACTTTGCTAATGCTGTTCCACCGCCTTTAGCTTTGTTTAAACTCCCTTTAGCTCTATTAACTACTTGCTTTCCAAAAGAGTTAAGATACGCTTCTATATTCTCTGTATTCATTATATCGCTCCAACAAATACTGATACCTGAGGGCTATAAGTTGTGCCTTCAGGTCTTACTTGTAAAGAAGTTATATTCTCTAAAGTTGAAAATGCAGGAGTTGTATCTTCTTCTCCTATTATTTCAGCTTCTCCTCTTGGAACAATATGAGATGTGCCTGGCGTTAGTCTTACTTGATAATTAGTATTAGTAGTTACTACTGCTAAAACCACAGCACTATCTGCCCCTAAGTTAGTTACCCTAATATAGCGTACATTCTCTACATCTATTGCTCCTGCTGAAGTGTAAGGAGCTGTATCAAATACCGCTACTGTTGTTGTCTGAGAATGAATGCAAGTTACAATTCTTTCAAATACATTATTAATTCCTGTTGTTGTTACTGAGTTTGTATTGCCTCTTAATGCTCCGTTTAAGACGACCGATTCGGTAACGGTTGTGGTTAGATCTGCCATAATTTTATTTTATAATTTTATTGTTATTTTAAAAAACCCTATTTCTATTTTATATTTTCCTATTCTAAATTTCATTATTTCCCTATTGGATTATTATCCATAGGAATAAAGCAAGTCTGAAAGTCATTCTGTACTACTATCCCTATTGAGAAAACCCAACCAGTCAAAAGGTTGTCAAATCTTTCTGTGAACGGCTCTAAAGAAAACTCCCCTTCTGTAAAGTAAACGGGGTCGTCAATATCTAAAGGGTTACTAGCGTCTGCTGACTGCCATTTACTATGCCTCATAATTCCTATAATATCAACACAAACCTGTAAGCATTGACTAAGGACTTCTTGCTCATTACTTAGGTTGTCTGCTGATTGTAAATTTGCTTCAGTCCAATCGTCCTTTTGACTTACAGCATCCATAACGAATAGCTGAAAGTTATATGTCAGCTCGGATGGGCTTGTTGCTACGCTTACGGGGTTTATGTGAAACAAAGGGAACAGCGTATTTTTAGACAAATCAATATCGTAAATATCCCCCGTTGTTGTAGTCGTAATCTGTTTATGCTCAATCCCTAATTGTTTCAGCGTGTCTATTACGTTATTGTATGTCTTGTTAGCTATCATTTCTTTTTACTGTATTTTGTAAATTTAAATCTGTTTCATAACACAACCAAGTTAAGCACTCCAAGAGATTGAGTTTTGTTATTGCTTCTAGTTTACTTATGTCTTGGTTGCAGAGCCTATGAAGGACGCCAAACCACCCCCACTTTTCGGCAAAACTTCCGTCTTTAGCTGCTCCACTATCTCCTTCACTCGATCCATCAAAAACGATGGCAAAGTCCTGAATAATTCCTTCCCTAAATTTGAGAAAAAAAAAAGACTTGCTTGTACTTGTTCTGCTGACATCTTCTGCATTTCTTCTGCTCTTTTATTTATATTCCCGTCATACGCTTGTATAGTATAGTCATCTCCACTTCTTGTAATAGGTCTAAATAGTACAGCCATTATTTCAGGCATATTTTTTTCAAGCCCTGTTTTTATAAAACTCTCAATATCAGCATACTCTCCAAGCGTCAGCTCTGAAAGGTCGGGGTGCATTCCGTACTCAACTCCATCTATTTCAAAAACCTTTTTTAATACTGTATTCTGCTCACCTTGTAATTCTGCTATCTTACTCATAATAATAGCTACATCTCTAATTGATAGTTCCTTAATTAACTCTCTAGGAATGTCTGATAGTGCCGCTATTGTTTCTTCTGCTTCTTTTGTTTTACTTCCTGTTTCTAAGTCAATAACTTTTACCCAAGATTCAAGACTAACATCAGACCAAGAATTGATTAGATTGTAAGTTTCTTTGTTTCCTTCTTTTTTAATTTTTACTTTCATAGTGTATAATATATAATAGAAATACTTGTTATTTAGTTTATTCGTGTATATTTGCCAAGTTCTTCATATTCTTTCTTGTTCTGAAATAGGGTTGCTTATAATTAGGCAGCCCTTTTTCTTTACTTGTCCCCTTATGTTAGCAGAAATAAGATTCACTAGGTTACTGAACAAAATACTTCCCAAAGTTTGCATCTATCTCATAATAGCATCTCATAGCCATAGCATCTGAATAGTCAGGGCTTCTTCCTATGATAGCCTTAATAGTATCTTTAGTAAGTATTTGTAGCTTATTATCTTTGTCTGCGTCTTTCATTCTTACTTGTTCGCATTCTTCAATGATTTGATTTTTAATACTAACATCAGGACAAGTAATTCCTAGCTGACCTTTATTTATTAAGTCTGCTAATTTGTAATAGCATTGCGTCTTTAGGTTCTGATAGTTCTCGTTCTTTAAAGCTCTTGCATTATTTGTGAAGCCAATACATCTTAAGTAATCTTTAACACCACCACCCACTCCATCCTCATCTACAATAATATTCCTTAATGGTACAGCGTGTTCCTGCTGTAAAGCCCTCACTTCATCCACAACCTCATTTACAGCCGTTTTAAGAATACTTCTAATCTTTTTAAGGTATAGCCCTTCCCAATACATTATGACTGTCTTATCGCTTCCAAATCGCGCTACATCACAACTTATGTATTTATCACCATTAACTCCTTTTTGAGTAAACATATTTAGAATAGCGTCATAATCTATTAGACTATCATTACTTGCATCATATTCCCAATTTCCATATAGAAGTCTTTGCCTACTTAACTCATCAAGCTCAGATAATTGTTTTTCATAATGTTTACTTATGTATTCATTATCACCTACCAGACTTTGTATAAACTTTCTGTAAGGTCTTATAGTTCCTTCTTTTGCAGGTTTGTAGTATTGAGTGTAAGTCCAATTCTTAGCAGGGTTACAAGTCATTAACATTTTAGGTATCAATCCGTTCTCATCTAACTTGTATCTCAGTCTTGATCCTACTACATTCTTAGCCTTTTCAGTTACTTGGTTTGCCTCATCTATGAAAGCTCCTGTAATTTCTAAAGAGCCTAAGCTATCAAAGTTCCTGTCTGAAGGATATAAGAATAAGTCTTTAAGTATTATCTCTGAGCCATTGTAAAAGGTTATTACATTGCTTGAGCCATTGAATGTGTAGTCTTTACCACTCTTTAAATTCCAAGCCTGACATACTTCGAAGAAAGTGTTTAGTGTAGTCTTTTTTAGTGCATCTAATTTAGAACGCCCCATTAAGTATCTAGTCTTTGGATATTGAAGGCACATAGTTATTAAGTAGCTTACTCCAACCCAAGACTTGCCACCTCCTGCTGCACCCCCGAATAAAACCTCTTTAGTTGTATTGTCAAATAGATACTTTAAACACTCTTTTTGTGTTCTTGTAAATTCAGCATTAATCTCCAAGATTGATATTGATTTTTATTTTCTCATCTCCTGAAGTCAAGTCTATCTTATTAGTTTCATTCATACCGCAAATATTCTTTGCTGCGTGTATTACAACTGAAGGCACTTTGTCTTTTATACATTCATAGAATTTAGACATTACAAAGTCTTTAGCTATTAACTCTACATCATTTACTGCTTGAGCAAAGACCTCATCCTCTTTTAGCCACTTATAGTAGTTAGTTCTTGAAAGGTCGCAAGACTTTAAAGCTGTTGTAACTATCCCTAGACTTCCCTCTAGTGCTTTTAACATTTGTTCCTTTGCTATTTTTGTTCTATTCTGTTCCATTTTTAATTGCTTTTTTACCTGTAAATTGTTCCCATCTTTCTATTATTACATCACAATACTTTTCATCTAACTCCATTCCGTAACATTTTCTATTAAGTTTCTCTGCTGCTATTAGTGTTGAGCCACTACCTAAAAATATATCTAAAATTAAGTTTCCTGCTTCATAATTATCAAAACACCATTCAGCTAAAGCAATAGGTTTTTGGGTTGGGTGTACTCTTTTTTCCCCCATCTCACTTGCTTTAATCATTCCGTGCCACCTATGTTTAAATACATCTACTTTGACTCCTTTATTTACAAAAGCTAGTTCAGCACCACTAAAAGTATTTCCTTCTCTTTCTTTATCCCATACCAACCAACCAAAGCCATTAGGTATTGATTGACAATAATAATTAGCACCCCACCAAACTTGTAAGCAATCTGAGTAAAGATTACTTATTAAATTAAAACAATCTTTTGCCACACTTATATTACTATCGCCTAATATCTCTCCAAAATCATTTTCTTTAGTTGCTCCTTTAATCCCTTTACCACTATGTGCAATTCCATAAGGAGGGTCTGTAAATACCATATCAGCTTTTTCTCCATTCATTAGTTTCTCTACATCATCTGAGCTTGTACTATCTCCACACATTATCCTATGCTCTCCTAGTTGCCAAATATCCCCACGCTTAACTATGCTTTCAGTTACTTCAGGTATTTCATGATCATCAATAAGTCCTGATTCAGGTTCTGCATCATCTAGGTTTTCCCATACATCTAAACCCCATTCAGCCAGTTGTACGCTATCCCATTCGTTTGCTAGTATATCCCATTCCCATTCTCCAAACCCTACATTGTCTTTAACTATAAACTCTTTCTTCTGTTCTTCTGTAAGTCCTTCAGCTATGTCTATCCATACTTCTGATAGTCCTGCTTCTTTACTTGCCTTTAATCTCATATTGCCACCTAGTACCATCATGTCCTCATCAACTACAATAGGTCTTAGCTTTAACATTTCAGGAAATTCTTGTATTGACTTTACTAGCTTTTTAAACTTATCATTCTTAATTATTCTAGGGTTGCTTGGGTTTCCCTTTACTTTACTGATCTTAACTTGTTGTTTCATAGTATATAATAGAAATTAATGTAATTTATTTAAAAGTCCTCATTGATGCCTCTTGTACCTGTAGCTTTTTCTTTAAATCCTTTCCATAAGTTTTCTCTATTCTTGCTTAGGCTAGGTTCTGTTCTCTGTAAAGTTGGTATTCCTTCTGTTGGCACGCTATCCATGTACAACCCACACTCGCACTCAGATTCCTTTGCTTCCCAATTACCGTCCCTATGTACTATGGTTACTTTCGCTAGCTCTCTAGTGTTACCACATTTGCAAGTGTATAGTGTCATAATATCTTTAATTGTTTTTCTTCCTTGTTAATTCTATCTGTTGCTATGTTAAAGTAATCAGTTTCTTGCTCTATTCCCATAAACTTTCTGTTTAGATTCTTAGCAGCTACTCCTGTACTTCCTGAACCCATAGTAAAGTCTAATACTGCTTCACCTTCATTTGTATAAGTTTTTATTAGGTACTCCATTAATGCTATTGGTTTTTGTGTTGGATGTACTTGACCTACATTGTGCATTCCGCAATTAATTATCTGCCTAGGGTATCCTGTCTTTGTTTGTATTTGATTTTTGTTATCACAACCTCCACTCATGAAAGTACCTGACTTGTTTTTTCTATAATTATTTGTAGGAATTTTTTTATCTCTTAACTCTAAATTGTAAGTCACTTGCTTACTGTAAAATACGCATATATTTTCATGATCCTTCATTGGTCTTCTTTTTGCATGCTGGAATAGAGACGGTCTGTTTTTTTGCCATATCCAATCATACTTATAATTTTTAATATTACTCATTCTTAAAGCAGAACTAAATGGTTCACTTCCAAATAAAACTATTGCTCCATTAGGCTTTATTATCCTGTTGAGTTGCTCCCACATTAATTCAAAGTCTATTACTGAATCCCATTTACACGCAGTAGTACCATAAGGAGGGTCTGTTATGATTGCATCAATACTTGCATCAGGTATAGACTTCATTACCTCTAAACAATCGCCTAGTCTTAAATCTATCACTTCTTTAATTTATCTAATTCAAACTGTAAATGATTAATAGCTTTCTGTATGCACTCTACAGGACTAGCGTGTTTCCTTTCAGCTCTTAACAAGTAAGTTACAGCCGTTCCTGTATTATAGCCGAGTTCAAAGTCCTCTATTACCTTCCTTGCTTCATACTTATACCGACTTCCAATGTAGTAGTTAGGAATCTTATTCTTACTGTAGTCTAGCTCATCCTTTCTTAATAGCATTTTAGGATTAACTTTATGGTCTTTCATTTATCCTGTCATTTTCTAGTCCTCCTGTTTTGGTTACTACCTTATCCATTTTATAGAATAACTGTTTTTTGGTTCTGTTCTTAATCCTTGTTTCTATTATGCTCATTAGAATAATAACCACAAAAAAGATTGCTGTAAAAATTCCTAGTACTGTAAATATAATCATTTGTTTAAAATTTTTAAAAGCTGAGAGTTTGTATAAATTCTATCATCTCCGCTATAGTTTTCATATATCATTGTAAAGTTATCATCCTTCCAAGTCCAAAGACTTCTGACATTTTTTTTAATATTGTCTTTCAATATCCATTTAATTGTTTTGTATGTTCTTTCTATGGCCATATTACTATTATATTTTTATTCATGTTTATTATTTTATTCATTAAATTCAATTCCGTTGTTTCCCTTCCAAGTATTCTCTGTATCATCTACTTTTACTTCTTTGTTCTTTATTACAAGTGATAGAACTAACATTAGTATCAATAATATTAAAGCTGCCCTTTGTATTTTTTGCTCCATATTTCTTTGTTTATTGTATTGGGGGGCATCTGAAAACCCCCCTCTACTACTCAGTTCTGAAAAATTAAATGCTTTTAGGTCTTACCCTGTATTTATTATTAATTATTTTCTGAGTATTCTTCATATATATTTTTTATCCCATTGTAACAGGTTGCTATACATGAGCTGCAATTTGTCCTTGTTGAGAAATTACTACTGTAAATTGTATTATATAATTCAATCATTTTCTTTTTAGCCGCTTGGTCTTTAGCCCTTCCTGTTTTTAGATCTTCCCACACTAATAAAACCTCTTGTACTATTTCTTTTGGTATAACTTCCATGACCTCTACTTCTTTTGTGCTTAGCCAAAATTTTTCAGGGCACTCTTGGTTTGCAATCCTTGCTTTGACTTTCATGAAACATAGGCAACGTTTACATTGACCTGTTGGTTTAAAATAATAAACACAAGATCTACAGATGCTTATTCTTTCTTTGTATATTTTATCTGAAGTAAAAAAATTACTCATTCAGTTTTTCTTTTAATATAGTCCTGACCTTATCTATTGTTGTAAACAAGCTGTTCCTACTTATTCCTGTTTTCTTTGCGAGTGAGTCCAAAGTATTGCCCTCATAGTAATAAAGCTCAAATACTTTTTTATCATACCATTTGAAATCTTTAGCTAATATTTGATCAATGCTTTCTAGTTGCACCCATTGATTGTTATCTACTTTTATATTTGGTATGTTATGTATTCCTTTATGGTTTCCCCTTATATGCTCCCCTTCTTCATACTCATTATAATCTTGTATGTGTGAGTAATATTTTTTGTATTTATAATAGTAGTTACTTCTCGGACTTGTTAAAGCTCTCCTTAATGCTACTGCTCCATACTTTGTAATTCCTAATACTCCATCTTTATCCCAAATTGATTTCAAAGTTTCAGGGTTCATCTGTAGGAAATAAAGCATCAGCTCCTGTACTGCTTCATTCACTTCATTTTCATCTGTAGTTAATCCGTATGCCATAGTCCTGAACTTACTCGACAATTTAGATATTTCTACATAAATACTAGTCATTTATTATTTCTATTTTATCAATTTCATCTACAGTATTCTGTGTTAGCTCATCTAATACTATTCGATACGCTCTTACTACTGCTGCATTACTTTTTGTTTCTACTCCTGCAAAGAACCCATTTGTTGCTACTGCTAAATTTATTGGTATAATCATCATCCAATCCCAAAAGTTGTTTTCCCTCTGTCCTGCTCCGTAATTATTATGGTATTCAATTATAATTTCCACTACCTCTAAATAATTATTGTATCTACTTTTTGTACTAACATCTTTAGCAAACTCTTGACACATAACTAAGTAGGTATCTATTACTGTTTTATGTTTTTCATTTGCGTAAATTGGTTCTGTCATACGCCAAAGTTAAAAAAAAAGTTACTGAATTCCTTTTTCTTTTTTTAACTTTTCAACAAGTGTACCGTAATAACTTATCTTATCTTCATAATCATACCTGCTTAACTTTAAAGTTGTTCTAGCTAAGTATTGTAATTCCTCTGCTTTACCTTCTCCATACTTAGTATCTAAATTAATTCCGAACTTGAACTGTTCTCCCTGAGAAAACATATTACATTTTACACACTGTACCTGACAATTTTCTTCATCAAATCTTGTTGCTAAGTGTTTCCTAGATTGGAAATGACCGTTTTGCATTCCATCTTTGTATCCTCTAACTACTCCACAAGTGAAGCATTGTATCATTCC